TCTCTTCGTATGAGGTCACCGGTATGTGTTTAGACACTTTTAATACTGGTGATATAATTTCAGCATTAAAGTTTGGGTTATCTGTACTGTTCTTAAACTCACTTGATAATTTAGCAAATGTGTCAGCATCACCTAAAAACTTATCTATTGCTTCATCCATATTATCGAACATTATATAAACTCCTTATATTTACCATTAAGAAATGCGCTCCAAGCCCTCCAGCCCGAGCCTTGATAGATTTGATACGCAGCCGCCATATTCTTTATGGGGTCGAATCTATCTTGTAGGCTAATGAGGTCAGTGTGAATTGAGTTAATTTGCATCAATCCACCATCGGACGTGTCATTAGTGTTGTAACCTAGAGCGTCTGAGCGCCCACCGGATTCAGCTTTACATATTGCTATGGCTATACTAACATTCCAGTCGTACTCACTCGCTAGGTTACAGCCTGTGGGTTGTTCTAGGGCGCTTTTAGGCGCTTCTGTGCTTAAAGGTGCATTAGTTATCGTCTGTACTTTCAAGGCTACTGTAGACGTTTCTAGTGGCCTTATTTTAACTGTTGGACTTCTGACACAACCTGAGCATGAACAGTAGCATCTAAGGCTCGCTGTGCGAATACTCCGATTGCAATACCGGCTACAAGTAGAATAACTACTTTGAATGTACCGACTACAATTTGTTTACGTGTGTAAGTTTTAATATCTTTTGCGTTCTTTGCTTTTACGGTTGCTTTTACGTCCGTTAGTAATTCTTTTCCGGTCATATTGTTCCTTTGCCATTAAGGCTTAGTTAGTTTTGTTTATTTTAATTAAGTATATGACGCTAAAGCCTTCGCTCCACTATGGGATTGTACCTTTACGGCTAGCCTGTGCATCCTGGCCTCGACCCCATAGCTTCATAGCTCCGGCGTCATATACTTAATTAGTAATATTATTTGGCTTATAACGCCAGTATGAGGGGCAAAGAGGGCCATCAAAACCCCCCATAACAGCGCTATAAGCCTTGTTGCTATGATTCTTCTAATTCTGCTTGTTCAGCGTCTTTGCCCTCTTCTATCATTTCCTCCTCAAAGTCTGGAGTGTCGTAATATTCATACCAATGATAATCTTCACTATCTTGCATTATTTTGTCCTCTTTTCTTGGATAGAAAGGCGGGTGATTTCCACCCTTTTCCACTCCATTATTAATTTATAAAGTTTACGTGGTAGTACGTGAGTGTAGTAATACATTATCTAGCTTCAATCATCTTATAGAGGTGTTGCGTGTATTGCCCCTGGTAATCATCAAGGCGGGCTTTCATACCTTTCAGTCCATAGGTTACGATGCCACTTTCTAAGTCTGACTTAATAACGGCAAGGTGATTTTTCAACCAATAGCCATGCTGTGATTCAGAGTAGTCTAAAAGCTCATATAGTTGGTCTTCTAAAACTGTCATTGTGTTAAAACTCCCATTCTTTAATTTTAGGTAATAGCTCGGCATATTCTTTTGACCCCTCTAGGTAAGTGAGGCTATTATTCTCAAAATAATCAGTTAATATATCAGTGTCATTTCTAACAGCTGCTATTTTTGACAGGTTATTTTCATAATCTTTTTCACGGATAGTTATACAGTTGTGTAACCCTTTAACTGTTACGTTAATAGAATATCGCACTCTAGCTTTTGTTGTGCCGTCAGTAACATAGTATTTATAAAATTTCATGTTAGCTCCTTAAACTGCTACTGTTACTAAGAACAGATAGACAGTCGTAAATATTAATATACATTTGACAAGATGGATAAGTTGGCGCATCATTTGACGCTGCCGAACTTTATCTTGGTCTTGTCATTGTCGATTGTGATTGTAAATAGTGGCATTTTGTTTTATCCTTTTTGTTTTTAGTGGTGGTTAGTTTACGGCCTTGCCGTTTTGATATTCTGCAATAGTCACATCGCCAGCGTCGCCGCCTTCAATCTTAGTGATATAAGCAGCGTCGTTATGTTTAGATATTAGCTTAGCTAATTGTTTTGCGGCTGTAAGCGTTTTGGCTGTTGCCACTTCGCCGTCTCTGTCTGTCTGTATGCTGTACATATAGGTTGCCCCCTTTATTATTAAGTTTGTGCCCTCTTAAAAGCGCTACACGAGACACAAAGCCTAAGCTGTAGTTGTGCCGTGTGTAGCAGTTTTAAGTGAGTAATGCGACAAGCGAGGGATAAACAGCAGCTATTATAAATATTGCCGGTGTTATTGTCTCGCCTGTCTACTCATGTGATGTATCAATCAGTGTAACCAGATAGTTTTAAACTTCTTCTACTGCTATTGTTGGCAAGTAGGTTGCGGCTAGGCGGTTGTGTATGACTGAATTGTTAATTGCTTGCTAGTTCCTTTCGAACTACCCTTAGTATGCGCCTAATAGTTTATAATGTCAATAGTTTTTTGAAAGAATGTATAAGAATATACCCATTTTATTGAATTAACAGACTATAAATACTATACTAATTATTATGAAAGTTATTACAGACACAATCGCGGAGAGAGATGCTAAACCCTTTATTCAACCTCGTAAACTCACTAGGAAGCAACAGGCTTTTGTAGACGGTATAATAAATAACCCTAAGCTATCAGCCACAGAGATTGCGGAGAGAGTTTATAACACCTTTAACCGTAGAACAGCTAACGCCATAGCAGGAGAGAACTTAGCAAAGCCTAGTATTATCATGGCATTAAACAGTGCAAACAAGGTAGTAGAAGAGACATTAATAGATGTCGTAACAGACTGGGGACACTCAGATAACACTCGTCAAAGGGAGATAGCCCTTAACAATGCACAGTACATTCACGACAAAATACACGGTAAAGCCAAGCAGTCAATGGACGTGAACAGCGCCTCAATCAGCCTTACAATCGACTTAACTAGTGCTTTATCAGGCGAAAATGGTGTACAATAAGTAGAACATACTACTTAACAGAGGTACAAAAATATGGGTAAGGTGAAGGTAACGATAACATTAGATGAATCGGTTATGGGATTAGTTAAGTCGAAGCATCGTAACACTAGTCAGTACATCAATGAGCTAGTCAAAGCTGACATATTCCGCGAGAGAGAGCAATCAATCTATGATGGTATCGTTAAACGGCTACTCAATGACGGCTACATCAGCAACGGCGGGAGAGAGGCAACTCAACCTATTACCATTAGTGGCTACCGGGCTACAGCACCAACAGGTAGTGGTCAACCATGCTGTGCTAAGGCTACACCATGCAAGCACTGGACATGGGACACAGTGAGCGGAGAGGGCTACATCAACTCTCTTACTGGTGAGCTACGTAGTGCATGAGTAGATAGTCATGTCTTGCCTTTATTCTTAATGTCGTAAAATATTATAATGTGACATTCTTTACCTGTGCCTCAACTATACCCCCTATGCCCTCTTGTCTTCCAAGTTACATCCAACAGTACTATATATATATCGAAGATAGTATCTACGACCATGTCTATTTTAATTACTGGAGTAATCTATCAACGTCTGTGACTTACACGTGGAGAGAAATACTATTGAATTGTTCTTATTCTTATTATATGATGAAGAAAATAAATAGTCTAAAAATAAATAGTCCCTTTGCAATAGAACAAAAATAGAACAAACAAGGAGTACTACCAGTGGTTAAAAAACCTAGGACAGCTAATCAGTTAGCTAATGACGAACGACTACGAAATAAAAGTAAAGACATAGGTGGCACCCCCCCTCAACCAGAGCCAGTGAAGGTTCCCACCCCAGAACCAATTGATACCCCACCAGTAGAGACAGGTGAGACAAAAGAGGATTTGCAGAAGCAGGTCAGCGAACTAAAAGATATGATGTTAAAGGTCCTTAGTGGACAGCAAAATACCGGTGGTATTTCTGTCGGTAGTAGCGGACGGTTGATAGGTGAGGTTGAGCGATATTCAGTTGATGTTGATAGATATCCTGACTTTACCTTGAGGCTTGCGGCCGAGCCACGGTTGCGACCTTTAGCTTTTGAATATAACTATGAGTTAGATTATTCGGTCTCCACCAGGGCCTATGAAACAAAAACCGGAGTCAATCAAAAGGAACCAGAGTTCCTCGTCAATCTATACCGAGTAGTTTTGGATGATAGCGGTGCTCAGACCCAGAAAAGGTACATCGCTAAACGATTGATGTTCCACGAAGACCCACAGGCGGCGATTGTGATTGCTCGGGATAATGGTATCTCATTAGATGACTGGAAGGACATGGATAACTCTGACACGAACCAGAGGGCCTTCTTAAATGAGATGCGCTACCTTAGGGCTAGAGACTGGCTCTTTGGTATTTTCTGGCCTAAGGGTTCGGATAAAATGGCTGAGATTCGTGAAGAGGTAATTGGTGGAACAATCGTACAGGTCTTTACCAAGAACTCCGAAGAGACATCTGAAATTGACTTCGATAAGATAAATAAGTACTAGTCTATAATGGCCGGTTATGTAGCGAGTAAAAAGCAGGCTTTAGCTCACAAGGCCTTTATGACCGATGGTTTCAAGCGCGGGGTACTTCTATGGGGCAGACAATGTTTATCCCCTGAAACTCTAGTACAGACAGACCGAGGGTATCCAATACCTATTGCAGACTTAATGGTTGGCGATAAGGTATTGTCCTATGGTGATAAGTTGGAATACAAACCAGTCATCAATATATGGAGATATGGGGTTGACGATAGTCCCAAACCTATGCTACAATTTAAGGTATATGGAGAAGATATTAGTTGCACTTACGACCACCCCTTTTATTTCAGGGGTGTACTCGTTCCCATCTATCAGCTTGCCTGGCGAACTATGGGTAAACGTGAACGAAGCCAGCTCGAATTACTTTGTGAGCAATATGGGGAGACTGTTGACTACGAAGCAATACAGTGGGTATCAGACGGCTGTTATGAAACCAGCGAAGGATGCCAATGGGTATCTGAGGACGATGGTGGACGGAAAAACAGTCAAGATTCATCGGTTAGTGGCGGAAAATTGGATAGAAAATCCCGAGGACAAGGCGACAGTAAACCACAAGAACGGGATAAAGACAGACAATCGAGTGGAAAATCTGGAGTGGATGACGCATCAGGAGAACATTCAACACTCTCACGACAACGGACTAGCGGCAGACAAAAACGGGGAGAATTGCGGGAGTCACATATTGACCGAGACGGATGTTCTGGAGATGTTAAAGTATCAAATGATGCGACCAATGGTATCAAACTACGCATTAGCAAGGACATTACATCTACAATTTCCACAAGTGAAGATGGATTCTATTCGAGATATACTGAGGGGCAGGAGCTGGAAGTTACTGAGGTCAGAGTATTACCATCAGCTATTACATACGGAATAGACATTGCGGACAATCATAATTATTTTATAACTGATAGTGGTATTTTGGTTGGTAATTCTGGAAAGTCATATTTTGCGACCCAACATGCTTGGATTTCAGCCATTAAAGACCAGGGACGTTATTTTATAGTTTTTAAAACCTATAAGCAGGCCCACGAGGTTGTCTGGCGACAGTATATCCCAATGATTCCGAAGGAACTAATTTTTAAGAAGAACGAACAGGAACTATTAATCGAGTTCAACTATATTGAGAACGCTACTATGAAACTTCCTAGCGGCGAGACGATTACGATTAACCACGACACTACTAAACCTCGTTCAACCCTTCAATTATTAGGTTCAGACCAATCAGACTCCCACCGTGGTTTTAAAGCTGACGGCATGATATTTGATGAGTATGCCGACCAAGACCCTGATAATTTTAAGGTTGTCTACGAGCCGATGTTCTCCACCACTAATGGTTGGATTATATTTGTCGGTACCCCACGAGGCTACAATCACTTTTATGACCTTATTCAATACGCCAAAGAAGACCCTAAGTGGTTCTATGAAGAGGCTACCTGGCGAGATTCGCCCTATGTTAGCGCTGAGTTTATGGCTAACGTCAAGGCTGAGGCGATTAAACGGGGCATGTTATCAGGTTTCATGCAGGAATACGAACTTGAATTCCGAAGTGTTCAAGGTGCAGTCTATCCTTCATTTGACCGCAAGGTTCATCTTATTAAACCGGCTGATATTCCGCTAGAACTTACCTACTACGGGGCGATTGACTTCGGTTGGCATACGACTGCCTTCCTCCTGTTCGGAGTTGATAAAGACCAGACCTGGTATCTAGTCGATGAAGTATATGGCAAAGAAGAAACCCTCGATAATGTTATCCCTCGTATCAAAACAGTCATTGGCGATAAACGGTTAGTCTTAATGGTGGGAGATTCAGCTAACCGAGACGCGATTGAGGTTATGCAGAGAGATTTCCCTATTGTGGGGGTGAACAAGGCCAACGATGCTAAGGGGTATGCCACTGGTATTGGGTTAGTAACCGAGAAATTAAAGCCTCGTATGCAGCTTGTGGGGCTACCAAAGCCCTCTTTGTTCATCGGTTCTAACTGTACCCACTTTATCTATGAGATTGAAGCCTATAGGTTCCCAGAAGAGAAGCCAGACCGTAACCCGACCGACATTCCAATTAAGGAAGATGACCACGGACCAGATGCTGCTCGTTATCTGTTCCTCCACCTAAAGTTTGGACTAGTCAAAGACGATAAACCACTAGAGTTTGAAGCTGATAAACAGTATAATTCCTACGGATTGCTATAAAGTACCCTATTTTTTAACGAAACTGCTATAATTAACGCATAAATCAAGGAAAATAAACAAAAATGAGCGAAAAAGAAGAAAAAGGCGAGAAGAGCGAATCTAAAAGCCAGTACGAGTATGAATATCGTAAAGATTACGAGGAAGACTGGTCCCTCCACAGGAATTATATCCAGAATTTCGACCCATTAGAGGCTATGTTAATCGGGACTGTCTATGATTCTGTTTCAATGAAGGTAGATGGGAGCAAAATTACTGACTCTTACGCCGCAACTTTAAGTCGTGACCGAGCTGATAGGGTGATGGCGAAAACCCCATCAGGTGAAACTATCTCTGTCGGTAAGGCTGACACGGGAAAAGCTATGTTTATGGACATTTTGAGACAGAAATGGATTTATCCCAACGCCAACGCTCAACGACCCTTCTCTGAGAAGCTTAATCTCTGGCAACTCTACTCATCTGTCTATGGGTATATGCCGATGTTCTATGACTGGAACACCTCTAATACCGGATATATCGGTCCAGATTGCTGGCTATGGAACCCTCGTAACCTCGTTCCTCAGCAAGGTAAAGTCTCGATTGAGGATATGGACTACATCACCGCTCTGACATGGATTTCTAAAAAACGCCTGCAGGATATTATTGACAATGAAGTAGAAGACGATGGTTGGGATAGGGACGCCCTTCAAGAGTTAGTTAATGGTGTCGATAAGACCTCGGGTAACGATTTCCACCAAGATACCTTCGTTACTCGTGACCGTAATCCAGAAGGAAGCAAGAAGGGTATTTGTCTTGCTACCCGTTATGAGGCTGGACCCGACGGAGATTGGTGCACGTTCGCCCCAGATAACGGTTTTATACAGGTACGAGAACTCGATAATCCTCACAAAAATGGCAGAATTCCTTTCGTTGTAAAATACTCTCAAGCTCTAATGGATTCATTCTATGGACTAGGTGATTTCCAACGTGCCAAGCCTATTCAATTTGCTAGGGACGCGACAACTAACTTTTATTTTGCCAACTTAAAGAGAAACCTCGCCCCTGGTATTATTGTCAATGCCAACGGTGTAGTTAAGCACACCCTAGATGTGACCAAAGCCAATCCAGTCCTAATGGAGACAATCCCTAATAGTATCCGTCCAATGCCGACAAATACTGCAGGTCTTTCTACCTATCAAGCGATTCAATCAAGTTTAACTGGCTCTCTTCTCGCCCAATATGGGACACAAAATGCTAGTTCACCTGGCTCTGAGACGCTTAATCCAAGCCAGGGTAAGACTCCGGCGGCGATTGAGATGTATAGTGCTGTGGAAGCCACCCGAGACGGGGCAGAGAGGAAACATCTTGAGACTGCTATCGAGCAACTAACCGATGGATTCTTTTCAATGGTTGCCAATATCGGTACAGAGGATATTCCAGTTGACCTCTTCTACGAGGACATTAAAGAGATTGCTAAAAATGCTCCTGACCTTCAACAAATATTCAAAGATAAAATCAACTTTGATGAAACAGGTACGGCTGCTACTCTGACGATTGACCCAACTAAATTAAAGGGTGTAGAATACAGATTTAACATTGAGCCAAACTCAACCATGAAAATCAATAAAGCCAAACAACTACAAGAGTTAGAGCGGTTCGTTGATAATATGGGTAAGTTCCAAAACATCTTCAAGGACGACCCGCGTGTTGACATTCACCCCGAGAAGATAGCCGAAGCCTATGGTAAATTAGCCGACATACCAGGTGCAGCCGAGTTCGTTTCTGCTAAAGAAGGTCCATCGCCACAAGAACAGAAGTTGCAACAAGAGAATCAACAGTTGCAACAAGAGTTACAGAAGGCTCAGGCTCAACCACAACCTAAGCCTATTAGTGAGAGTCTCTCGTATAAGGATGCTCCGGAAGACATTAAACGACAAATTGAGATACAAGCAGGATTACAGCCTAGTCAAGTCCAACCACTCGGTATTCAACACCCAACTGTGGCGAGTGCTGCTGATATGATAAAATCAATGTAATAGAAGGAGAACAAAGTGGGACCATCAAACGGAATTATCGGAGATGCACAAGGTATTGATTTACCTGAAATGACACCAGATGCTACCTTCCTCGTGGAAGAAAAAAAGATGGCAAAATATAGCCGTAGCGCTGAGTTCAAGAAGATTCAGGCTCACTGTGCGGAGCGGATAGAGTTTTATCAGACAAAGCTCCCTAACGGCGCAGAGATAGGGTTAGATTATCTACCTTCTACCGAGGACTGGCGCGTAGCTAATAGAGTTATAGGTGAATTAAAACTTCTCATGAACATGTATGAGAACGCGTCTGAGGCTGTTAAAGATGTCAAATGATTACCATACTGAGAACGAAGATTTTTATCGTAAGTTAGATATGGCCCCTCCAGCTACCTCGACCCATGGCACAGAGGAGGATATTAAAGCTAAACTAAAACCTATGATGCCGAATAAATGGCGATTGGAAGGGAATCAGTTAATTGCTGAGACCGAGGACGGTACCTATGTCCAAACAATCCCAACTAATAAGATTTTACTAGGTACTGGAAAAGATGGACTTCCTATATTCAGAACAATAGATATATGATATATTTGTAATTAACCAGCCGACCGTGGTAATACGTGGTCTGAGATAAACATAAACATGGTCTACCGCATGACAAAACGAGGTATGAGAAAAGAGAAGACAATATGGACGAAGATGTAACAACCCTAACAGACGAGCAACTTAATGAGGCAGTCGGAACGGGTGAAACACCTGTAGTTCCTGAGTCAAAAGAAGAGGAAATTGCTGAAGTAGAGGAACAACCAGAAGAGGTTATCGAAGAAGCCGAAGAGAAAACTCAGAGCGAAGAAGAAAAACCCGCATCTCGACGTGAACAACTACGCATTCAACAACTACTCACAAAGTATCCGAATCTTAATGAACGGGTACAAGCACCTTCACAAAAGAATGAGTTTATTGAGAACCTAGACGCTGAACCAGAAGTAATTGAACGACTGACAGCCGATAACCAATCTCAATATAACGCAGGAGTCGCGGCTACCAGAGCCGAAATTCGTTCAAGCGAGTGGACTACCTTATTAAATATTGATACTCCACAAGTGTTGACGAACAATAAATGGCTAAATCCTAAAAGTGCAGAGTTCCAACCAGCTATAGCTGATGCTGTAAATGAGGAATATCTGTCACTGGTGGGCTATGACAAGCAAACTGGCATGGTATCGAATCCTGGCATACGTTACTCAGACTTTATTGAAGCTAGGGTAGAACTTTCTACTCGATTAGCTAAGGCTATGACAGCGGAAACGACTAAGAACCTCGTCAAGCAAACTGCCTCGACTGGTCTTCGACCCGATGGAAGTTCTGCGAAACGAATGAACCTTAACCAAGCCCCTGAAAACATGTCAGATGAAGAGCTATACGCTGCCATCGGACAAAAAGCTCCTAAAAAATAAAACAAAATAACAAGAAAGTGAGGATAGCGCCATAGCTAACCCTACAACTAGCTCGAATGTTACCCTTTCGATTGCCCAAACATCACAGTATGTCCAAGAAATTTGGACTCGTGAAGTACAGCAACCGTTTGACAAGACATTACAAGCTGCAAAATTAGTACAGGACCGTAGTGGTCTTATGCAAGGTGGAGGCGATTTGCTTCGTATTCCATTTACTGCTGCCGTAAACGCTCGTGCAAAATCTGCGTCAACTGACTTAACATTTGACTCACCAGAAGGTGCACCTATTGTATTGAACATTGACAAACACTACTACGTTGGTGTGAAAATTGAAGACATTGCGTCTGTCCAGAGTAATTACGACCTGAAGAGTATCTTCCAGGAGCGTATGGCTGAGTCTCTTGCTCGCCAAATTGATACTGACCTCCTTGCGCTTTATGCGTCTGCTGGTACATCGGTATCTGGTGGTGCTGCGATTGATGATGCTGATATTCTCTCTGTCGTCACAACCTTTGACCTTGCGAACACACCTATGGACATGCGTCGTGGTGTTGTTGGTAGTTACACGAAGGCCGACCTAAGTGGTGTCAACAAGTATACTGCCTATGACCAAACTGGTAAGACTGGAAAAGCTGTCGATGGTTCTGGTGGATTAATTGCGAATGTCTATGACATGGACCTTTACTTCTCACAGAACGTCCCAACAAGCTCTACTGGTCGAAACCTGTTCTTCCACAAGAAAGCAGTCAACCTTGCGAAACAGCAAGCTCCTAAATTTGTTATGGAATACCGTGTTGCAGCTCTTGCAACTGAAACGGCTCTCCACACAATTTATGGTGTTGGTGTTGAACGAGCTGCCAGCCTAGTCGAATTGACCAGGACTACAGCTGCCTAATCTACTACAGTAGTAAGACTGGGACTCCGAAAGGAGTCCTTTTCTTTTCGTGCTATACTATATATATAAAAAAGTAAGAAAGAAGGAAAACAATGTCAACAACGCAATCATATCACCCATCACCAACGGAATTACTCACCAAGGGTGTAGTAAAGACATCTAAAGGATGGGTCAGTTCAATCAGAGTTACTAACTCTAACGCAGGGGTAAGGTTCTTCCACCTATACGATAGGAACACTATACCAACTGCTACCGTTGTAGCCGTGGGCACGATAACTAGCGATGCTACTGCTCCATCAACAACAGAGACTGTACAGATTGGTTCAACAATCTACACCTATAAGACC